ATAGTTAGCTTCTCAGCAAACCACCTACACCTTTCTAAGCTTTCCCAGTAGCTTGTTGCTGCGGGGTCTACTTCGCCATTTACCTGTACTATCAGTGAAAAGATTAACTGTTTCATGGTGACTGATGGTTCAAGGCACTAAGCTCTGCTTCTAGGAACTCATGTATGCCCTCTAGCTTCTGATTAGCAAGCCGCACAATGCTTCTTAGAGTGGACAGTTCAATACCTTTAAACACTTTACTAAGATCACTTTCAGAGATGCCACTCATTTCTGTAATGATCACCCCGTCACAGTTAACCAAGACCTTGAAGCCAATAATGTTAGCTTCGCGGCTAGACGATCTCACATGCGCCACCAGTACACGCTAACTCTTGTGATCCTGTAGTGTTGTCTTCCATTTCAAAGTTTTCTAAGTCTTCCCAACTAACGCCTTGAGGCATGGCAGCTAACAACTCATCATACTTCTCGACACTAATGTCCTCATACGGAGCTTGCTGATAAATATGGTCACTGACTGGCAACAAACTAATACCGGAGCAGATCTCAAAGTTATCCCATATCCACTGCGCTACTTGGAGGAACTCATCGTCTGTGTAATAAACTGTTATGCTTGGTTTATGTTCACACCAATGATTCTGGTAGGTTTTCCAAAGCTCTAGCTGTTGCATTGCACCTACTTCTGCAACAGTAACAGAACGATCAGGAGCCTTGACAGGGAAACTAAAGACTGAAGAAGCGGGAGACATAACGTCCTGCTCTACAGGAAATCCTTTATTTTCCATGAAGACTGCAAGCGGGTCTTTCTTATCGCTACGTACTCTGCGAATATAATGCTTAGAGAACCTAGGGTGTATACCACTAGCAGAGTCAACAAGCTGAGACACAGTACCAGACGGCTTGACACATGTAATAGCGACAGACTGGCTAATCCCAAGCTTCTCAGCCCACGCTTTATTTGTCTTAATAGCAACGTCCTTTAGCTCCTCTAGCCATTCTTTTGTTTTGTCAGAAGAATACCCAAGGATCGGATGATCCATAATCCCTGTCATGCTCAAGCCAAGCAATGCTTCTTCTTCAGTGTTCTTCTTCCAAATGCTACGCAAGTATCGGAAGTCAGTGAGTGTTGCTTGGAGTGTGCCAATAATTGCAGCAGTCTCAACCTTCTTCTTCAAGGAAGAGAGAGTATCGTCTTCGCGGATAACAACTTCGGAGAGGTTGCAAAACTGGTTAGAACGTAACACGATCTCACTGCAAGGATTAGTTCCGAAGTCCTGATCAGCATCACGCCTACCGTTACGTCCTGCAATCTTCTGCGCTGCAACTCTACTAAAGATACCACGCTCACCTGCTTTAGACTCATACATGTTCTGCATCTCTGATAAGAACGCTTGAAAGTCTGGCTTCTCAGTATATGCTACGCTGTTGTTAGCCAACGCTCTGTGTCCTTCGTTCCTCCACCAGTCACCTGACTTAGCTTTAGCCATGCGCTGATCAGAAAGATTAGATAGACTGATTAACGCTGAACGCCTAACGCCACCAACAACCACGATGTCTGCAATCTTACAGACGATGTCATGGCACTCAATGGATGTTAACTTGCGGCCATATGCTTTGCGGAACACTTCAATACAAAAGTTAAACAGATCAATCAAAGGCTCTGGGCCTGAAGCACGACCACCAAAGGTCTTGAGTCTTTCACCTGCACCACGGACTCGACTAACATCCCACTGTGGAATCTTTCCTGCATACAGCATAGCAATCAACTCACGGAAGGCTGATGCCCACCCTATCTTGCTATCGCTTACCATAATTATGCTATCAGTCTCATGGAAACTCTCAGCAATTTCTGGAAGCTTGTTAATAAAGTTACGCTCTACGCTGAAGCCAACGCCTGTACCGCACATGAGTACATACATTAACTCATCAAAGCTGCGAGGCGAGTCAATGTGCAAGTAACTACAGTTAAAACCTGCTACATTATCTTTGTCTAGTGCCTTACCTGCTGTCATCATGCAGCGCATAGACGGCATGACTTCTAAATTGTGTATAGAATTAAATAACTCTAAGGCCATCTTCTCATCTATCTGTTCACGATCTTTCCAGAAGTCTACGTACCTGTTGACTGTTTCGTGCCACGACTCTCTGCGTCCTGCTTCTGGTATCCAACGCGCATAGCGGCTTTTGTGTATAAACTGTTGGTACTGATCCATTATTCTTCCTCTAAGTTAATGCTGTCTAATTCTACTTCATTAGATAGCTGATTTAAATACCACATAGCCTTGTCTATATCCTGCTTGGGGTTGCCCTTGTACTGATAACGCCACAGGTACTTTAGGACATTGCCTTTTAGATAACCTCTGTAAGACTCAGAAGACATCGACTCTTCTATTGCCATTATACATTCTATGTTGCCTGTGTTGTAGTGCGAAGGTCTGTTAATTAAATCTTCTTTTTCTTCCTGCTCTTGAGCTACTAGCTTTTTATAGACTTCTGAATATGTCTTATCGTCATCCCAATCAAGCTCCGTAGTGCAATCATCTAAGCTAATCTCTTCTGCCTCTTCCTCCGCAGGTGTTGCCCAAGCTTCTAAGCCTACTTCAGCAAACTGTTCCCACGCTGCTTGTCTTCCTTTCTCTGTCTCCATGTCGTGAGAGATGTTGCTACGTGCTGCTCTGTCCCACTCGCTAGGAGCCACATCATTTAGTTTCTTGTTCATAAGGCATCTCGTTAGTTAAGTTTTTGTTTTCTTTGCGTCTAGTTTCTTTTAACTTGGAAGAACCTTGTATCTTTTTAAACTTCTTCTTCCTGAGAAAACTATCGCGCCTCTCATCTTTGCGGTTGGATTCGTCCATCAGTCGAAAGTCTCTTTGTTTTTCACATTGATCCAACTGTCTGGGATACTATCCTCGCTGTACCACACAAACCCATTAGCACTTGCCCACTCACCGTGGCTCCGTCTAGTTCCATCCTTACGCATCTTAGCCGCTGGCATTGGTGCGCTGGGATTTGCAAAAAGAAACACTAGCTCAGTGTCTTCTGGCAATACTTTATTTATCCAGATATATTTACTGAACTCTGCAAAGTCCCAGAACCTTCCTTTAGCTTCAAGCAAGATTGTCTTACCATTAATCTGTGCAATAAAATCAGGCTCATACTTGTGTTCAATAACATACGGTACTTTATCTGGATGAAAACTCCAGCCATCTAGAATACCAGAGTGTAGCTCATACTCCCAGTTGGAATCGTAACCAGCCACTACATCTTTTTCAATAGGGCGTTTAACTCGCTGCGCTCTGTACCCCTTCTTAAATTTTTTCAATGTATGTATGCCTCTCTCCGTTCCAGCTCTGCTTCTAAAAGAAGTTTTAAATCTTTTAAGAACTGTGTTTCTATGTTTGTAACGGAAGCACTGGGAGCCTCATTAAAAAGATAGGAGCCAACGGAAATTATCATTTCTTCAATACTCATCCTTGTTTCTTTGTTGCTTTCCATTGTATTAACTCCAAATCAATTTCAGTTGTTCTCTTGCGAGGGAATAGTTTTTTAAGCTGTCTGATTTTTTTAACAATCCACTTAGGGTGGTAAGCGTTTAAATACATTGTGCCGTTTGCAAAGAAGTGTGTTTGCACAGGTAGAAAATTCTTGTAGTTTTCAATGTTAATCTCAGCCGCTTCTTTTTCATCTAGCAATGACTGTATCCACGAAACAAGTACTACTGGTGTATACCGCCTAATTTCTTTAGCTCTCTTACCGTTCATAAAAATTCCTCAACTCGTGGCTCAGATACTACCTTAGTTAAATACGCAAAGCCGTTAGAGTATTTAAAAGTTCTTAGTCCCTCGCCATCATTAGCATCTTTGTGACAGGGGTATTTATATTTACACCAGCTACAACCTTTAGCAATTTTCATGTTCCCTTTCTTCCCATCTGGTACTGTAGGGTAGCATAGTTCAGGCGCTGTGTCAAGTTTTAATGCTGGGATGAGCATGTTTATGTGTGTCTTGATGTTAGGCTTATCAAGATCATCAGGAGTATACATACACAACTCACCACTCTCTTTATTAATTACAAGGAAGCCTCCGTTGTTTGTGCCTTCAGCAGCTTCATACCCTGCAAGCTGTCCCATATAACCAAAAGGATCGTCTTGTGCCAGCCGTCCTTCTTTGAACTTGTTAAACGCAAATCGAGATGCAGACTTTACATCAACTACTTCTCCATTAATTTTACAGTCCATGTGTCCGACAATCCCCTCGACTGTTACTTCTTTTTGTTCATCTGTTACTGTGTGTCCTGCCATACGAACTAACATTAACACAACTTCTTCTAGCAAGTGACCGTACAAGAACTTGATCTGAGTTGCACCGTCAATACCACCACGGCCATTCTCGTCACGCTTCTCGTACCACAACTGTCGAGCAGGTTTTCCAATGTTAGACATACGTAGAGTAAAATCTTTGTTGCGTTCTCTAGGTGTCGCCCAAGAAATTAAAGCCTCACGCATTCCTGCCATTGTTTTATCTATGTCTGCTTCAGTTAGAGGTAGAGGCACACCGTCTGAAAGCATTGTTAATTGTTGATAGATGTCGGGTACTAAGTTTTCAAGCTGCTTCATGTTGATCTCCAAGGGCGGCTTCTACAAACCGCTTAGCTATTTCAGGTGAGCATTTAAACCACTCGTTCTTCCGTTCAAAAATATCAGACAATCTACTGTGTACATCAGCCTCTAGTTCTCTACGGCTATCTGTTTTAAAAACATATAGAAGTTTATAGTCTCTAAGGGGCGAGGATGTCTGATAGTTTTTAAGTCTGTCAGTTGCGTCTACGGCCATGCCTACCTTGACCCAGCCGTCCCATGCAGGATTAAATATAATATATACTTCTCCTTCAGGGTTAGTTTTATAGTTCTCTAAAGAACTAAAGGCTGCTTCCTCAAACCCTCTGTAGCGTCCTGCCTTGTACAAAGGATGAGACTGTGATACCTCTATACTGTTTACATGCATACGTAAGCTATCTCTAATTGTCCAACATGTTTTACAAAGATACTTGCTCTGAGATTTTCTTGCTTCAGTCCAGTTACCGCCCAATGTTAAAACCTCAGAACAATCTATACAGTTTTTAACTGTGTTCCGCTCTAGTTTTTTTTTCAAGTCAGGCCGATACTTAGCATTAAACTTATCTTGTTGTTTCTTTAAGTCTGTTAGTTCTTCGTCCATAAGCGCATCCATTTTCTGTTCTGCAAACTCGTCTTCGTCTGGGATAGCATCCCATCTTTCTTCAAGATATTCCTCAGACCACCCAATAGACCAAGCTCCTACTACTTCTTCGTAGTCATAGTGATAGTCTCCGTGGTTTGCTATGAAAATTTCGCATCTATAAAAATTTCCTCTA